CTCTTTTTGCCACTTTTTCCTCAACAATCTCTTCATACCTCTCGATAGTAGAAGCTTTTAAAATACCATTGTCCCAAACCCACTCAACACCTTCCATGATCCCATTTACAAAAGCATCAGGAGCAGATGGATCTGCTACAATGTCAGCCGCCGTGGCCAAAGAAAAGTCTTCCTGTACTTCCTGGAACTCTCCTCTGGATTTAAGCGAACCCATTCCTCTTGTAGATACACCCAAAGATGCACCCTCGTCAATAAGAGCCTTTACAATCTTACCGTTTGGAGTATCCATGATCTTAGCTGTACCGATGAAGTTCTCACCATCCTTTTCCAGCTCAACTATCATATGAGAAACTCGATCAAGATTGATAGTAGGACCATCAGGATGACCAAGTTCACCAAAAGCTCTTTTCTTCTCAACCAGTTCCGTGACATACTTGTTCACTTCCTTTTCGAGAATCTCCATAGGATAGACTCTACCATTCTTATTCTTTTTATTTCCTTGAATAAAAATACCTTGAATGAAGTAGTTAGGTCTACCATCCTTGTTTTCTTTGAGGAACTTTACTTCTTCATTTAGCTCTGTGATTAACTTCATAAGTCATACAGCCTTCTTTGTTGTGGCATTGATAGTTCGTATCTTTCCATTTCAGGAATCATCCTCATCAAGTCTCCTCTGGGGACATCTCTTAGTCCAGAGCTTCTCATAATATACTCCATCTCTCTTCTTGCATCTCTATCACCGTACATGTACTTAGACAAACGTCTATTGTTTCTGTCTCTAAGAAGTCTTCTAATAAACCACCACGCTCCGTAGCCAGCAGCTACCATAGCTGAAATAGTAAGTACAGTTGTGGAGGCTCCTTGTAGATCTTTAAGAGCTTTTCTTATAGGACTGTTAGGGTTTTGCAAAGCTTGATTAATCTGATCTGTAGCATTTTGTAAAGCTGTTTGAGAAGCATTATCAACTTGCCCCTGCCACTTGTTGGTTAACTGGCGCCATTGATTTCTAATAAAGTTACCAACGATAGTAGACAGCAAAACAGTCTCGGCTGCCTGAGTAGCACCAGCTCCACTTTGAGATTTTTTTCTTACCTCGAGGTTGATTTTGGTTTGAAGATTAATTAACTCATCATAACTTAAACTTTCAAGGCGTCTGTATTCAAAAGAAGAAATATTAATTTGATTTGATGATGCGATAGATTTTATCTCATCAATAAGACTGATTCGAGGATCTACTGTTCCACCAGAAGTAGCACCAGCAGCTACTTGCGAAGGATCATCGTAACCTTGCATAGGCTCATTGTCAACATATGTTTGTGTCGATGTGGATTGTGGAGCAGAATATGTAGGAGCTGCTACAGAAGTCTGTGTGTCTTGACTAGGAAGAGAACCAAGTCCTAGACCCAAAGTCTGTTGCTCTCTTTCTTTAGGCTTCTCTTCTTCTGATGATGTACTATATGGCTTAAGTCTACCAGACACGCTGTCCTGAACTTGAATCAACTGATAGATGTTTATAGGACCAGTTGATCCAAATCCTCTGCCTGTTCCAGAAACTATATTATGCTGTCTTGGATCAGACATTAATCTGTCTAAGTTAGAAGACAAATAAATGACATCATCTACATCTATGCTACTTCCGGATCCAGCTGAACCTGGACCAGCAGTAAATGACATGTTCTTATAAATGTCGTAGTCTGCTTGACTGGAAGGTAATGCAGTAGTCTCAAACGCTCCAAGCGAATTTACCTTTTTAGTATTAGTAGAGCTTCTAGAAAAATTATAATCTTCATTTGCGCCTCTAGAACTAAATACTGAACTTCTATCAAACAACTGATGACCTTTGTCGAAGTAGGCTTTGTGCAACTGCCATGCTGGGTTATACTGATATCCTTGATCTATGGTTTTTTTAGTAGCGCTCAAGTATAATGTTCTACCAAAACCTCCGGTATGTTCAGCCATGATAAAAAATCCAAGGTTCTTAAAATTATCAGCCCACTTGATTTTGTGGAATCCATTATCTATAAGCTGCAAAGTTAAATCTTTAGCTTCTGATAATTTATCAACACCTTGCCATTTAAAAATTACAGAATTACCTTCGTGAAAATTACCTTTCGATCTATCGCCCTTGGGGGGAATAGCAAACACCGGAGCCCAGTTACCTCTACCGTTGATGTTTTCTAAACTTGAAAAAACTTTAGAGCTAACAACTATAGGAAATGTTACGTTGTTGGGTGCATTTCCTTTAAAGTTCTTACCAATTACTCCATACCCATCCTCAGTAGTAGCAAAGGAAGAATTTCTCAAATCAGTTAAAAGTTTAAAATTATTTTTAGCTTTAACTTCTCTTGTAGATCTGCTTAAATAAGTAACATGATCATAATTGTAATCTTGATTGTCAACTTTATCGGCTGCTGATTTTTCACCTGGAACAGATCCTAGTATAAACTGTTCTGTAAGATTAAGATGCTTTTCTACTATGTGTACATATCTATGCTTAGGAGGATCTACCATCTCCTTAACAAATACATCACCACCAATTTCAAAAGTTTCTCCTCGTGGAGTTATTCTTGCTTTAAAATTAAAGTCTTGTTGAGATTCTTCGACTTCCGATTCAACTTCTTTAACTATTTTTCTTGCTGTCTTAATATCCATAGTCTTGCGAACCTTCTTACCACCAATAGTAGTAAAATTTTTCTCAGGTTCTTCTACAGTAGCCTTGGCCATAGCATAGTTAAACTCAGGAGATCCCTCTTCGAGTTCTTCATCAGTAAGAAGTAGCCTTTTCTTTTCCAACATTTTAGACTCCGCCACTTTTTTAGCTTGAGCTGTAGCTATAGCATACATTTGATCTTTTGGCATGTTAGGGTTGTCACGCTTCAATGCCAAAACGATCTCTTCTTTCTTTTTCTTTTCTGCTGCTGTAAGTTTCTTCTCAGCTAGCACCTTGTTCTTTATCCTTCGCAGCCTGATTCATTGACTCCTCCTCATCACCGTCACCGTCGATGTCTGCAAAGTCTGGCTTATCTTCTTCGTCTAACTCTTCATCTTCAGAATTACCTTGCTCATAAACTACCTGCTCATATACTTCTTCGTCTTCACCTTTTGAATAATGAGCATCACCTTCATCTTTACCTTCTTCAGGATCGATATTATCTTCTTCAGAATCAGCAGGGTAATTTTTAATACTTGGCGCAGCTCCTGTTGCAGCAGCTACATCAACTGGTGAATCAAAGATTTCTGGATAAGCCTCAGCAATTTGATTTTGAACTTTAACTGATTGCTCAGCAAGGTTGTCCATAAGTTTAGAAGCCATAATAGACTTAAAAGTGTGACCTGCTTTACCAAGATCGTCCCTTGCTACATCTTCTACTAAATTTTTAATAAGGTTTTTATATTGTGTCATTGTAGATCTCCTTTACCTTTATTTAGCCTTGTTAAGAGTCTTCGGGCTGAGGATTAAGTTGAGCTTCTAAAGCTTGTTGTTGTTTAAACTCATCTAGTATTTGATATTGAATTCTTTCAATATCTTTATCAGATTGTCTAAGGATATGTTTCTTAATGTAGTCCGTAGAGAAGTATTTACCATTGTACTCTTCTGCCTCTCTCATAGTAATTAATCTTTCTCTGAAGATTTCATTTTCTTTGAGTTCTGTGTAGAAGTTGTTTTCGTTATATCTAATTAAGATGTCCTTCTTAATAGATTCAAACTCAGTATGGTTCATGATACCTTTAAGAATCAACTGAGTTCTTAAACAAGAGTAGATAAACTCATTAAACTTAACTCTAAGTCTTTTTACAAACTTGTTAAACTTAACTTCATCTCTACTGATCTCAGAAGCTCTACCAAGCGTGTAAGCTACTTCAGCTTCCATTCTAGAAACAGGAACATTAAGTGCTCTGTAAAGTTTCTTCTGGAAGTAAATAATGTCTTCCATCTGACCAAGGTTAGTACCACCTGGAAGTGTACCAATCTCAGTACCTCTACCACCTTCTCTTCTAGGAAGCCAGTAATCTTCTAGCATTGTCATAAACTTACGATCATCTCTGATCTCGCCAGAAGAAGCATCGTATACAAGTTTGTTCTTATGCTTCTGCATCATATCACGAAGATATTGTTCTGCCTTCATCTTGGGAAGGTTACCAACATCGATGTAGAAGATTCTTCTTTCTGGTGCTCTTGCCAGCCTGTAAATGACAGCTGCATCTTCAAGAGCTCTAAGTTGGTTTACTGGTTTGATAGCTTTGTGCAAATGAGACAAAACCATCTTATTGGATCTGTCCATGATGCCAGAGTCTGCATACACAATAGAATCAGGAGAGATCTTAATAGTAGTGGCACTCTGAGGTCTCACAGTAGCATAAGCACTTGTACCAACAAACCCTTCGTTACTGTATACAAAGTAATCATTCTTAACTACTTTTTCAGAAGCCTGAGTCTTCTGATCTTTCCTTTCATCAAACTCTACGATACGTTTAATCTTTCTTGGATCTACATATCTAAGTTCTTGAATACCAGCCTCGGGCATATTCTCGTTAATGACTACATGGTAGTAGAGTCTACCATCAACATACCATTTACGGAAGATCTCGTATGACTTTTCTCTGAAATGTAAAAGATCTACTATCCTATTGAATTCTTGATAGATGATTTCTTTAACGGGCCTGTTTAACTTAACTTTATCGAGAGATATCTTAAGTGCATCGCCAGCCTCATCAGGGTTAACTACTTCGTTAATAATATCGTCTACTGCAACCTCCACCTCAGGTTGCATTATCATTTCTCTATATTTGTTAATGAGTTCTACATCGTTTCTTACAGAACCATCAAGGTCCACGTAAGTACCGTATACCCCACCGGTGCTGACGGTGACTGCGCCATCATCAAACTCCGGTTGGGTAAACGATTTTACTTTAGGGTCTGGCTTCTCATCCAGACGCTCAATTTTGAAACCAAAAATTTCCATTATATTACCTTATATTAGAGAGCTCTACCTTCAGATACGAACTCACCTTCATTACCAGTAGGCGAACCGTTAGTCGATCTACTAGTGTTTTCATCAAGCAACCAATAATCATATTTAAAGTTAACTTGGAATTCTTCAATAACGTCTGCCTGTGCCCAGTCTAAACCAATCGCAGAAAGGTCTGATGGGAAGCAACCTACAAACTTATACTTTCTAAGAATATCTCCGGCCTTAGAATATTGAATTACGTGACCGTCTCTTTTGTAAGATTCTGGTCTTTGGTATCCAGCGTCTCTAAGATTCGGTTCGTGAGAATTCAAAGAATTGTGCCAAGCTTCGAGAGCATGTCTAACTGCAAAGTCTTCGTCGTTAATAACTGTAATCAGCCAGTCATCATATCGTCTTTGACCTGCTACTTTAATAGTTCTACCAAAGTAAGGGATTTCACTAAATCCAACAGATGAAGTTGGAAGAGCAGTTGCCCTAGCCATGAAGCGAATCTTGTCGTCACCTCTTCCATCTACTGGGTTTTGAAGTTCGATCGAGAACAGTGACGCTCTAGCGCCACCGAACTCTAACTCTTCTCTGAAACTGTTGATGTTAAATGCCATTTACTTTAGCCTCCAAATCTGCCTACTACTTCCTCAAACGCTACCCCTGTTCTTACCGCAACAAAGTTAAGTCTGATGAAGTTAATGGATCTTGCGGGTTTAATGTAGATGTCACCAACAAATTCGTTTCTGTCGATAACTTCAGCCGTGTTGTTAGATTCATCACAAACAACTCTAAAGTCTGTGATACCTCTACGGCCTTTTACAGTTCTTAAGAATGGCTCGACCAGAGATACAAACTGTGCCCTAGTAAATTCGTCATTCAGTTCAAACAATGTAAACTTAGCGGCAGTAGAGATTGCCTTTTCAAGTACAATAAACAATCTTCTAACATTGATTCTACTAAATGCTGAAGGCTTGCCTAGAAGAGTCTTGTCGCCGAATAAGATATTACCTTGATTTCTAAAATTGACAACAGGGTTAATGTCTGCTCTGTAAAGAACATCTCTATCAGCTTGACCTGGATTGTAAGCAAGTCTAACTACATTCTTAATCTCACCTCTGTTAAATCCTGCTGGTGAGTACCAAGGCTCTCTTTGGTTATCAGTTCTAACCATTAAGCCGGCAATGTCACCATTGAGGGGAACATATCTGAATACATCATTGTACTTATCATACATATACTTATATCCAGAATCACAAATACCGTAAGAAGAAGCTCTCAATCCATTTCTAAATGTAGTCACATCGTTGAGTGGATCAATTCTATTTCCCACTACGTCTGCTCTATCAGGCGAAACTGTTACAACACAATCCAGTCTCTTTTCTGCTACATTGTCGATCAGATAGTTTGCAAACGCTTCACCGTTGGTTCCGCCTCTTGCTTTACCTTGCATTAAAATCGATATATCCACTTCTTCAGGGTCAGCAAAGAAGTCTGCTGCAGTCTGAAGGCCGCCGAGCGATACAGAGCTCTCAGCACCTTCACCTGATCCCTGAGTAAAGGAGAGGTAAAGAGGATCTTCATTTGTAGAAGCTGAGATGTTAGCTGCAGTAGCAGAAGCTGCTCCAGATCTATCATTAGCAAACCAAGCCCACTCAGACTGATTGTTAATTACAGTCTTGTAATAGTTGGCCGATCCATCTGCTGTTTTAGCATCTGTGGCTCTGGACAGGTTGGAGAAGGTTTCGAGTACAGTTCTCTTCTGTCCTGTAATGTCTCCGTCTTCGTCAATGATTACTGCATGAAGTTCATCTCTAGCACCGTTGCCACCAGCATTTCTGTCGGAGACATAATCCGAAGTTCCTGGAGCGGAATCGAATAAGTTAAAGAAGCCCCATCTTCTCTTTACCGTGTCCATAGTAATATCTGAAATGAGTGACATTCTTTCAGACAGTTTAACTGTGGAGGTGTAGGTGTTAGAGGTTCCAATTCTGGATGCTGCTCCAACATCAGTAATTCTAATAAACTGAGTGCCAAGTGTTGTATTACCAATTTCAAGTAAGTCGCCTACATTCAGCTTACCTCTGATTGTAGTCATTTCCGAGTTAGCAGTCGAGAATCCATCAACGTTGTTAGTGATGTCAAGGTTTGCTGTGTTAGCGCCTACAGTAAACTTAAGAGCAACACTAGTGTCGGAATCGGAATTGGTGTGGTTGTTAGAATATGCGTCTGCTGAATCACAGACAGAAATCTGTAAGCTGTTACCCAGAGAACCTGGATACTTAGCAATGTAGAGGAGATCTGTATCTCCGAATGTTAACGACTCATAATGATCGTCGTTTCTTACTAATGTGTTTGCAACTACAGCAACATTTGCAGTAGCATTAAATGCTGTGGAATCAATTGCTCTGGAAACGTAAAGCTGATTACCATAAGCTAAGAATGAAGCAGCAGTAAAGAATGTTTCAAAGTTATTCTCAGTTGGCTCACCAAATCTGTTTACCAAATCTTTCTCACTGCTTACTAAAACTCTTTCCTCTACTGGTCCCCATGAAAAGACGCCAGCGATAGCACCCTCAGTGGTTGCTACTGCGGGGACGACAGTAGTAAGGTCAAACTCCCTGACCTGAACTCCTGGACTTACTAAAAATGCCATAGTATTCTCCTTAAGATTAAGAAACTGCACTCGACATATTTATGAAAAGAAAGTATTGGTTAAAGTCGCCAACCATCGTCATCAAAGTCCATACCATCGTCGATCATCCCAAAGGGTAACATCATATCTATCTCTTGATGCTTTTCTTCATTGAGAACTTTTACATAGTCAGTATCTGTTAAGTTCTTAAAGTAATCTTGTGTTGTCATCCAACCAAACATAACAAGAGTCATTACAAGGTCGTCTGTTTTTCCTTTGTCTGCTGCAAAGGAATTTCCATTAGAAATAAAAGTTGAAAGCTCGTTTATTACTTCAAAATCATTGGCTAGAAGCTTTCCACTTTCCAATAGAGTCTTGAGGTTGGAGCAACCAATCTTCTTGGTCTTGAGAGTGGTTCTCAATCCATTGACCATATGCACACCACCAAAACCAGAACTGATAGATACACCAGATCTTCCTTTAAAGGTAGTGGAGATCATATTCTCATATTCAAGATCTTGTTGAAGAATATCTGCTACTTGTTGACCAACATCATTGATCTCAACCATAGCAAACGCTTCATTGTATTTCTTACCAAGCTCATAAATTATAGTTGGGAAGTATTGTACTGTTACATCGTTTGCTTTAAATCTTGCAACTAGCTTATAAGGTACCTCTGTTACATCTATAACAGAAATGGCAGAGTTATCTCTATTAACTCCTCTTGCTACATCACAAGTCATTACATAAATTCTATTAGGTTCAGGCTCTTTGTATATAGCAGTCCTATCGTTCATGGTAGTAGGTCTGTCTGGATACATTTGTCTAAGGAATGAAGGATCGATAAGTGTTAGCTGAGATCCTAAGAACTCACATTCAAATTCAACTCGCCACTGTTCTTCTGAAGTATTGGCGATAGTTTGTTCTTTGAACTTCTGATCTCTTCCAGGAACATCCCACCAGTTTACTTCAACTCTCTTATAGGAGTTCTTACCTCTTTCCGAATCAGACCATATTCGATAGAACATGTCCAAACCATTAGGAGTAGATGTGATAAGAACTTTAGATGTCTTACCGGATGAGATAGTAGGATATACAGAAGAAAAGAACTCTTCCTGAATGTTTGGAGATACGAATGCAAACTCATCCAGGTACACTAAGTTAAACGATCCACCACGAACGGCTGACGATGAAGTAGCGGATGCGAGGATCTTAGATCCGTTTTCTAGTTCTATGTTACCCTTGTTCCACTCTAGAACACCCTGTTGCAACCACTTGGGTAAATGTTCATATGCAAGCTGGATTCTTCCTAGAATCTCTCTCGACTGTTGCATCTTGTTTGCAAGGATAGCTATGTTGTAACTTTCGTTAAACAGAACATACCAAAGAAGAAGAGCAGCAATTGTAGTAGTCTTACCAGTCTGACGAGGCATCTTACAGATAACAAATCTTTCGCTGGTAGCAAGCTCTACAATTCCTTCTTGGAAATCGTATGGCTTAAACTTAATAAGACCCTTATCTACGTTTACAATCTTAATGTACTTCTTAAAGAAGTAGATGGGATCCTCAGCACACTTAATGTACTCTGCCATCTGCTTCTTAGTGTATTGTACTTCTACATTAGATTTTTTTAGATTGGGGTTACCAAGATAATTACTCTTCTTATCATTTTCCATTCTTCTTAGCGTCCTTCAACATCTTTTGAAGTTCAGCAGTGCTGCCTACAAACAAAGCATTAGTTACATTCTTAGATGTAGCCTTTTCACCCTTAAGAGTTTTTTGTTTGTTTTTAAGTTCAAGAAGATCTTTGTTTGCGTCTGTAAGATTTTTGATAAGTCCAGATACAACTTCAAATGCTCTAGGTTGTTCTGATTGTTTTGCAATCATTATCATCTCTTCTAAAGCATCAGTACCACGATCAATAATGTGATGAAGATTAGATTTAGTATACTCGTATTCAGTATCTATTTCTTCTTCATCATCTTGAGGAGCTGGTTTAATAATTTCTACCGACTCATCTATATTAAGAACTTCATTCAATTGTTTCTTATTCATCCTATTGTAATCACCGAATCGTTAGCCATAACAGTTGAAGAGAATGTAGTAATAACACCGTAGTTGGAATTTGGAAGTATGGTGTTTGCAGCAACAGAAAGAGCACCATTGGATGTTGGGGATCCGTTAGCTAGCTGTCCAGGTCTAAACTTAAATGCTTCTACATCATTATTAGAAGTACCAATAGTTGAGTTAAATCCATCTATTCTAAAGTTAGTGTTCGCGAACAGGATCAATGGCTTCTCTACCACTGGTCCAATCATATAAGCCTTCATTAAAAAGTCCATAGTATGGACTAAAACTCTTCTCTGTTCAAAAGAACCGTCATACAAATCTTGAGTAGTAATACCATTGAGAATGATAGGTATATCCATCTTCATCTCCGGCTCGTCTAACAGCTGAACTGTAGGAGCAAACTGAGGAACAAAGAAAGGAAGAATTTGCTCTACAATTCTTACACCGTCTTCGTTTGTCATAGAGTATACATTAAGAGCAAATTGAATATCGTAAGGGACTTGAGTGAATACTCTCTTAACTTTATTAGCTTGCCCATCATGAATAATTTTATTAGTTGCAGGAAGCTGTCTAGAAGGATCAAAACCCATTCTAACAATTTCAAAAGAAATTCTTGGAAGTGTCAAACCTGTCTGAGCACTCAGATCAGGATCTTGCTGAAGCCTCGTTACAAACTTATCTCTCGGACCATAGGTGAGAGGAACCTCAATAGTTTGAACAACTGCACCTAGTCTGTTGGTTCTTCTTAACTTAATATCGTTAAACAATGTACCAAAAGTAACTACATACTTTCTTATAAGGTCGTGAAAAAAGATATGCCCTAACATTAGTACTGTCCACTTGCAAACGGATCGTTTTCTGTAAAGTCTACTATCTGATCAAACTCTTGTTGGATGTTAAAGTTGATAGCTCCAGCAACGTTGTTAGCTCCAGATGATGTATTTCCAGATTCTACTCCAAGTGACAGACCAGCCATGTAACCATCAAGAGTTGAGTTTCCAGTAGCAAAGATCTGACCACCGTATTCCATAGTCTCGCATCTAAGATCATATGTCTGAAGCTTGCCTAACGGATAAAACACTTCTTCATTTTCAACATATTTGATTTCAAAGAAGGTGTTAGAGAGAGGAAAGTAGAGAACGTCTCCTTCTCTTGGTCTTGTTATGGAGATAGCTTCGTCGGTATAGTTTCCATTAGAAACTTCTACGTTTGCAGAAGAGTATGTGTTTACAAAAGACCCATTAGCTACTTCTACTTCGAATCTTTTTTTAGAAATGGTAAATGTAACTTGATCTCTAATCTCTAATCCAAATCTGGAAACAAAGTCGCCCTCGCCAGCAAAACCTAAAACATTCTTTACATACATCTCAACAGGCACAGCATCAACAAAAGCAGAGCTAGTATATTGTGTGTAAACAGAATCGGT